CGGAAAAACAGAATTAAAATAGGAGTTTGAAATGCCAAACTTTAGATTTGAATCAGACCTCTTTGGTCACGGCAGCCCCGTTATCAAAGAGTTCCCGGTTGCTGCAACCCAAACATTGGTTGCTGGCGACCTTGTGTATCTATCCTCTGGACAGGTCACTAAATGCGGCGCCTCCAGTTCGACCATTCTTGGCATCATGGCGGAGGACAGCGCCAGTGCAGCTGAAAATACAATGGTGGCGGTTGCGCTTGCAGCCCCCGGCTTTATGTACCGCGCGACTGCGGATGCTGATGCCTCAAGCGCTTTGACGGCTAAGACTTACGACATCAATGCCACTACTCAGACTGTTGATGTGGGGGACACCTCAAATGGTTGCATCAAGATCATTGAGACAGTCGATAGCAACACTGACATCCGCATTGTTTTCACTGAATTTGATTTAGGCCCGGTGAACTAGGAGGTATGAACAATGGCTATTCCCTTAACTTTACGAGAATTTGATGAACTTGCTGAGCCGATACTAAACGAAGTATTTTTTGCTGGTTACGAACGTGCCATAAATCAAGGCATGAGCGTCAAGCAGTTGTTTGGTGTCCGGTCATCTAGCAAGCGATACGAGTACACCCAATCTCTGGGCGGTGTTAGTCGCTATCAGGAACGCGAAGAAGGCGGGCCTGTGAACATGGATATTATAGAACAGTTGTTCAAGACCACGTTTGAAATGGTCGAATACAACAAGACCATCCCAATCGACAAGAACATGATTGCCGACCAGAACTATATGCAAGTACAGGACATCGTTGACGCAATGGGTATGGGTGCTGCTCAAACCCAACTTTACCATGCGGCCTCCGTATTCAATAACGCCTTCGATTCCAGCTATACTGGCGGTGACAGCAAGGTGCTTTGTGCAGCCGATCACCCACTAGACAAAGATGGCGATAATACTGGTGATAACGCTGGTTCAACCGCCCTCTCATACGATGCGGTCGTGGACACCATCACCGAGATGATGAAATTCAAAGACGCACGCAACGAGCCCATTTCTGTGGTTCCCGACACGTTGATTGTGCCTGTTGCCCTTTGGGAAACGGGTATGCAGATCGTACAAAATGTGAACCAACCCGAAACAGCAGATCGCAACATCAATGCTGTTTTGCAAAAAGGCCCCTTCCGGCTGATTGCAGATCCACGCCTAGACGCCTCTGATACTAACAATTGGTTCGTGGCCGACAGTGTTTTGGCGCAACGGCAATTAATCTGGTTTGACCGCGAGCCTCTAGAATTTGCGATTGACCTTCCCTCCGCTACTGACAAAAACTATTACGTCGGCGCTTCGATGCGCTATGACTATGGTTGGTCGGATTGGCGCTGGGTCTTTGGCCATGCGGTCAGCTAATTAGCGGCAGGTTAGACCTGCAAAGGAGTACTTAATAACATGACAGCTACTCACATTCAGGGGCCGCTGATTCTTGAGGGCCAGGGCGGATCGAGCCCATCACCTTTGTTATTCGGCATCGGTACGGCGGCTGATCCTGCGACCACTAGCACGGCAAGTAAAAAGTTTATTGAGTTTCGCACTGAGTCTTCAGCAACATCTGGCGACTCCCGTCTGGCTTATTTGCGCCACTATTTGAGCGGTGCGGGCGGTGGCGGCGAGGCTTTACGCGCCTTCACAACAGTTAATGACGTGGCGGGTGCGACAGCCCATGGTGCGCACATCTCTTTAAACTTTGGGACATCCGGTACGCTGACTGGCTTAGGGGTTGCAGGTAGAAATACTTTGCATATTCCTGATGACGGCACGCAAGCTGGTACGCTAGCAGCTATTCAAGCTGAGATTTACAGTGACGGCACCAATTCTGATACCAACGGCGCAACAGAGGTTTCATTCTTGCGCGTCGTGAACGATGGCGACAGCAACGGCAAGGATAATGTTGACGATGATGCGTTCCTGGCTTCCCTTCAAGGCTTCACGGCCGGATCGGGGCATCTGGTGGACAACTCGGATGGCACAGCCGGAACGACTTTAGTTTTCTCAAATGTCGCCAAGCTGAAAATCAAGATTGGTTCTACGACATATTATATACCGGTAGCACAAACAATTAGCGTCTCAACATAATAAATATTGGGCGAGTGGGGTGGGGCAGATACGTTGACCTCACCCCCTTGCCAGAAAGGTTTTGACAAGTGAAAAAGGTTGCGATTGTAGGTGCGCAGGAAATGACCCGCGATAAAGCGCCCTTTGATGATCCCTCATATGAAATATGGGGATTTGCTGACTGGCTTTGCGCCCCCTGGATGAAGCGGTGTGGTGCACTGATAGAGATTCACCTGGCAAATGTTTATACCAATCACCCCCGGACGCCTCAATATTGGGACGCCTTGCAAAAAACCGAGATACCCGTGTTTATGTATCCGGTAGCTGATCCCAGAGTGCCAAACTCCATTTTGTATCCACTTGACAGCGTTTTAGGGCTGGTAGCAAAAGGGAAAAATCAAGGTAAATCGTTTAAGCCATTTAACAGCACCGTTGCCTATGCACTTGGGCTGGCAATCCTCTATGAGTATGACGTGATTGACATTTACGGCGTGGAATTGGCGAATCCCAGCGAGCGATTTTCAAAGCAATCTGAAATGTTTGCTTTTTGGAATGGCGTAGCACTTGGACGTGGTATTGAATTAAATGTTAACTGTTCTGATGGGATGTTCGTACAGCCATTGTATGGGTCTGAGGATACGATTCCTTCGGCTAAACTTTATCAGTATCTGAGCGCACTCAATAGCGACATTCAAGTCTATCAGCAAAACGCAAACATGGCAATTGGCGCTAAAAATATGATTCAACAACTTCTAGGCGAGAGATCGTGACCTACCGATTTACCTCAGACGGACGTTCTCGTTCTACCGGCCACCGCTGGAAAGCAGGTGATACCGTTCCCCAGGGATTACCGATTACTGAATTTATGGTTAACGCTGGTGTAGTGGAAAAGATTGAACGATATAAAAACATGACATTTAAAGAATTGGCTGACGAATTGCGCGAACGCGACTTAACGATAAGCGGTAGTAAACGAGAGAAGATAGATCGTCTTATTAATGACGATAAAGGCGATAAATAGATGTTCAGAAAAAGAAAATTATATGGGACAACTGATGGCACAGATGGAACTGCTGGTGCTTTAACAGTTACGGACAACGTTTTGCTTTTTGGAAGACTGCAAGCCGTACATTGGATTGACGGCACTTTTGCGGATGGCGTTGATGCCGTGCTATCTATGGTAAGCGATGATGGTGCGGCCGCAGATACTACTCTATTAACCCTAACTGATGCCAATGATGATGCCTGGTACTATCCGCAGACGCCAGCACAAGATAATACCGGTGCTAACGTTACTTCGGATGGTACGAATGAGATATATACTCAGCAGATCGTGGATGGCAGGCTGAAGCTAGCGGTAACTAGCGGCGGCAACGAAAAAACTGGCGGCTGTATTGTATATATAGAGAGCTAATTGATCATGCCTGTTAAACGCTGTGCTAAAGATGGCAAACCTGGCTATAAATGGGGCGATAAGGGATTTTGTTATACTTATCCTCCAGGAAATAAAATGGCAAGGGATGCTGCAAAAAATAAAGCATTACAGCAAGGGCAGGCCATCAAGGCCAATGAGAGTAAAAGTACATGATTTACGTTGTTTCGGGGATGGCAAGAACCGGCACGAGTATGATGATGAGTGCATTAAGTGAAGGCGGTCTGCCTGCGATATATGATGACGGGAAAAATGAGCTCATGGATAAAAAGCGCACACCTAATTATGATCCGAATCACGATGGTTTATTTGAGCTTTTTAAAGAACGGTTATATCGGATGTGGCCAGTCGATTTAAACGGGTATCTGGTGAAAGTGGCCGATTTTCAATGGGAAAAGCTGCCGATAGCTGACGAAAATAGCGCGAAAGTGATTTATATGCGCAGAAATCTCGATAGCGTTTTGAAATCACTTATGGCTCTGATTGGAGCGGCAGATAAAGAACAAACCGTTTTGCGCTGGAAACGTCAGAAAAAGATTATTGAGCAAATAGGACAAAGACCAGATATGGAAAGTGCCAAGGTTTTTTGGTATGAGAGTATTTTGGAGCGACCAGCCATGCACTTTTCAGAATTGATGCGCTCAGGATGGCCGATTGATCCGATCAAAGCGGCGGCAGTGGTCAATCCGGACTATTGCCATTTTAGGCAGGCGGTGACAGTATGACCTTCACTTTTTCTACTGACCTTTCTACCGACTTGGCATTGGTGCGCTTTCACATCGGCGACACAGATGCGGACGGCTATTATCTGACAGATGAAACGATCACAGCCTTGCTGACCAGTGAGGGCAGCATGGGCGGCGCGGTGATAGCTTGCATCAAATACATTATCACCCAGCTTTCAAAACCGAATTTTAAGCTGGATTGGATGAGCGTCAGTGATATGCAGGAAGCCCGGAAAGGCTATGAACGACTGTTGATTACAAAGGCACAGGAGTTTGGTATCAAGCCGACCAGCATCACAATTTCGACAACGATTAGTACGCCTTATCGTGCGGATAGCGGACAAGATTCAGACGAGGATACTTATGATGGTACTACCCTCTAAAAGATTGGTTGAAGCCTTGGCAAGGCGTACTGAGGACGGCTTTTTTACGGATACCGCAACGGTTAATTACATTTCGGACGGCTCACAGGATATATATGGACAACCGGCCGAAAGTATTACCAGCACCGATGTGGCTTGCAGTTTTACGGATAAGCCATCAAAAGAGATTTGGGCGTCTTCAATGGATATCGAACAAATTGAAGCTGAAATCCGTTTCAAGGGTACGAAGCCGAGCAAAGGCGATACTGTGACCCTGACCCATAGGTTTAATCGTGGCGATACGGACACACAGGACTTCACTGCGGAGACTTTTGAGATTGTTGCCATTCGTGACCGTGATGCTTTTGGTTATGTATGCGCATTGAAGGCGGTGCAGATATGAAAGTTAAGTTTGAAATGAATTACAGAGAAATTCATAGGAAGCTGAGAAATGCTAAACTAACTGCTCAAGATGTTTCAGAAATCGGTTATGCGGGTTCTGCGGTTATAAAAATGAACCAAAAAATTGATGTTCCAAAAGATACTCATGCTACAGAAATTAGCGTGAGCGACCATATAGTACAGGAAACTGATATATGGTTTGTAGATCAAATCGGGCCGGAAACAACATACGCACCTTATATTGAATTCGGTGTAGCATCAAGGCCTAACTATCCAATTCAACCCTTTGTGAGGCCATCAGCCCATGGAAGAAACAAAAAAGATGCGATCGATGCAATCAAAGCGGCTTTTGGGATGAAGGTGATTGGTAAATGGCAGAAATAACATCAAACCTGCGGACTTTTCTCTTGGCCGACTCTGGTATTTCTACAGCGTTTGGTACGAGGATTTATGTAATTAAAGCACCAGATACACAGACCTATCCCTTTGCAATCATTCGCAAAGTGGCGCCCACGGCAAACTATATGTATGATGGGCGTTGGGGTAATGATGACCTGGTGCAGATCGATGTATATGATGATGACCTGTCCTCATGCGTCACCAACGCACAGCTCATCGAAGCGGAATTAGACGGATATGCAGGCACTATGGGCAGTATCACAAATACGGCGTCATGGATAACACAAGCGCCAACAGAGGAGTGGTCACTAGATGCGAGGCATTTTAGATCGCGTATTGATGTCAATATAAAATGGACGGTGTAAATGAGTAAAAACGAAACACAAGTACCCGAACAAGAAACGCCAAAGGTGGACAGGGATAAGCCGGAGGTTGAGATCAACGAAAAACAGCCAAGAAAGGCGGTGGTCGAGTCTCTTAAGGCTGAAAAGCCTTACAGCGTGCGAATGTGGGCCGGCAAAATTCCAGTATATGTATGCAACGCCAAAGGGTGCGGTCTACAACGTGACGATGAGGAACGTATGATTTTACACGTTCTAGAACACTATCCACAAGAGGAAAGAGAAAAACTATTTGACCAACTAGTAAAGGAAATGGAACATGAGTAACGCATGGTGGGCTCACGGATCGAGCTTCAAAGTCGGCGATGACGGTTCAGTAGAAACCTTCACCAAAGTCGCGGAAGTGATCGACATCAACGGCCCCAGTATGAGTAAAGACGCAATTGATGTGTCAAATCAGGACAGCACAAGCGGCTGGCGTGAGTTCGTGCCTGGCTTCCGTGACGGCGGCGAGGTATCAATTATAGCCAATTGGATTCCCGCGCACGGAACACATGATGGCACAAGCGGTATTCTTTCAAAGTTTACTGATAATGTGCTTCATAATTTCCAAATCGTTACGGCTGACGATGGTTCGTCTGGCACAATGGACATTGATTTTGCGGGAATTGTAACGAACTGGAATCCTACGCTACCTCTTTTGGAACAGGCGCGGGTGGATTTCACCGTCAAGGTTTCTGGCGCTGTTACGATTGCCGCAAGTACTTAATGAGTAGAAAGGTTTTAGATGGCACTCAGTAAAGAGGATATTTTAGGACTGACCGATATTAAGATCAAAGAGATCGAGGTTCCAGAATGGGACGGATCTGTTTTTATTCGTCAGCTTTCGCGCGGACAGGTAGACGAGTATTTTAGCCGCCGATTTGCTAAGTCCGAATTAAAACAGCGCGGGCGCAACCAGAGCGAGGTCGAGTCTGATGTTAAGCTGTTTGGGCACGATGCCTGGCTTGTAGCTCAGGGCGTATGTGATGAAGACGGTAAACGCCTATTTTCTAATGCTGATGTAAAAAAGCTGGAAGAAAAAAACGCCAACGCCATTGGAAAGATTGCTGTAGAGATTGTAAAATTTTCAGGAATGAGCGAGGATATCGAGGAGTTGGACGACCTAAAAAACTAATTGACGACCCTGACCGGATGTTCGCCCATCGGTTAGGGTTGGCGCTCGGTATGACGCTGGGACAGCTAAAATATTGGATGACAAACCAGGAGTACCGCTCATGGCGTGCTTATTACAAGCTGGAACCGTTTGGTTGGCAGGACAGAGAATATCGCACGGCTGCAATCGTGGCGATGCTGCACAACGTAAATGCAAAATATACCCGCAAGGTTGGATATTTTATGCGCGATCCTGAAAAAGCAGTTAACGACCAAATTAACCAAGCAAAAGCACGCGAAAAATGGTTAAGCGCCACTAAGCAAGAACGGATGGCGATGCTACACGCCTCAATATCTGCCATGGGTATTAAGGCAAAGGTAGAAAAATAGTGACCACCGCAGCAACAGTAGCGGTTGATTTAATATTGAACGCCCTTGGATTTCGCAAGGGTCTGCAAACCGCAGATAAAGAAGTAGATAAGTTCAATATAAATTTACAGAAAACCGGAAAGCAGATGACCAAAATAGGTGGCATTATGACCGCCTCTTTGACCGTGCCAATTGTAGCTGGCATGGGGAAAGCAGTAAACGCTGCCTCTGATTTAGAACAGGCTACAGGGGCAGTAAATATCGTGTTTGGGGACAGCGCGGATATTATCGAAAAGTTTGGCCAGACTTCTGCCACTGCGGTTGGGTTGGCTGAGAGTGAATTTAAACAACTTTCAGCTGTTACCGGATCATTCCTACAAAACCTGGGCTATGACGCGGACGAAGCTGCTAACCAAACCATCATATTGACCGAGCGTGCCAGTGATATGGCGGCGGTGTTTGACACAGACGTGTCACAGGCACTTGAAGCAATTCAATCTGGTTTGAAAGGAGAATTTAATCCTCTTGAGCAATTCGGCGTCAAGATGAATGCGGCGGCGATTGAGGCTAAGGCACTCGAGATGGGATTAGCAGCTACGAAATCTGAGCTTGATGATAATGCCAAAGCGCAGGCTGCACTTGCGATTGTCATGGAGCAGACAGACCGGATTGCAGGACAGTTTTCTAGAGAATCGGAATCTTTCGCGGGTAAAATGCAGAGACTCAAAGCGCGTTTTTCTGATGCGGCGGCTGAATTAGGTCAACGGTTATTACCTGTTGCTATTGATTTGCTGGAGTGGGCATCTGATATGCTTGATCGGTTTGATGCACTTGATCCAAAACAGAAGGACATGATCGTGAATATTGCGGGAATTACAGCGGCGATTGGCCCCCTGTTAATTGTCGGCGGGAAAATGTTAACGTGGACAAGTTCAATGATTACCATCATACCTAAACTGACAACGAAATTGATAGAACTAGAAGCGGCCTCGTTGGGTGCGGCTGGTGCACTTGGTATTTTGGCCGCCGCGCTAACAGTAGAAGTAT